CTACGCAGCACAGGTGACATATGACTAAGATGAATATTGTACAGTATTTTGCAGAATGTATACAGATGGATTGGTTCTACGATTACTCTGATGACCATTCTGTATGGACTCGTGGCAATAATCGTGATAGGGAACTAAGCCAAATCGCAGATGGTAGTCCGATACTTGAAAAGATTTATAGTGATTTTCGTTATCGCTATACTCGTGGTGAGATAGAACGCCCACAACTATCTGATTACATTGAAGAAATTAATTGAAAAAAGTACTTGACATTTGCTGTGGATTTGTTATAATAACAGTATAGTCAATAAGAGAGGAATGAATATGAAAAAGATTTTATTTGCAACAATGATGTTTGCTACTACTATTGGTAATGCAAATGCATTTGAGTTTCAAACAAACAACGATACATTCGTAACAGCTATAATTAATCAGATTGTTACTCAACAAGTGGAACAGACTTTTGGTTCGCAGTCTACCTCACAAATTGGTGATGGCACACACGTTATCATTAGAACCCAAGATGTTATTAAAACTGGTAAAGTTTCAAGGTGTTGGACAAGCACTATCTACAATAGTCAAGGCACTCCAATGCCACAAGTTGTTTGTTACTAAGAGGTTACAATGTTTGAGAATGTAAAAGAATACAAAGTTTCCGACTATCTGATGTTTGATGATAGTCTGAAAGGAAGTGAGTACGGTGGTGAAATTGATTTTGATAATGGATACGGACTATCTATTGTAAAGCATAAGAGTTCTTATGGCGGTACAAAGGGTCTGTTTGAAATCATGTTGACTAGGAATGGCAATCCGTATTCACTTCCACCCATTACAGAAGATGGGGATACCGTAAAAGGTTTCCTCGCAAAAGAAGAAGTCGATAGTATTATCAGTGATGTAGAACTACTTCCGGCTACAGTTTAAATTAATCTCCTCTCTGACTACTGACCCCTTTACGGTATAAATACTGTAAAGGGGTTTTCTTTATGTCAAATACATTATCATATTTTATGGGTCGAGATGGTTTTACTTGGTTCATTGGCGTTTGTGAGGATAGAGATGATCCAAAAGCATTAGGACGTATTCGTGTTCGTTGTTTTGGATATCATACAGATGACTTGCAAAAGATACCAACACAAGATTTACCTTGGGCTCATGTTATGCTTCCGCCGACTGCACAAGTTGGTGCATTCCATAATATCAAACCTAGTGATTGGGTATTCGGTTTCTTTCGTGATCCAGACTATCTGCAAGAACCTGTTGTCATGGGTGTCATGCCAGGCATTCCAGCCGCTGCCGCAGATCCATCAAAAGGATTTAATGATCCCAATTCACCAGACGCACCAGAACCCCAAGCAGAAAAATATAAGAAAGACCCAGACTTCGGCCCATACCCTACAAGGAATGGTAAGGCAGATACTTCACGTTTAACTTCTGGTTTACTAGAAGCACATCCAGAGATAGCGGAACGTGATGAAGCATTCACTAGTGAAGTTCCTATCGCAAACGAGAAGATGATACTTCAAAACGCAGATGATAAAATATCTGTTACATCTAATCCGCCTATAGATACTGCTGCCAACTGGACGGATAAACTAGCAACCAATATAGACTTCACTGCAACCTCATGGAAAGAACCCACCACTACGGATGATTCTATTCGTGGTAAGGATGCTACTGGAAAGAATCCAGAGACACAAGAAGATAGAGTTCCCCCATATAAAAGACGAAATACAGAATATCCTTACAATCATGTTCTTGAAACAGAGAGTGGTCATATCAAAGAATATGATGACACTCCTTTTGCTGAGCGTATCTATGAGAAACATACAAGCGGAACATACTACGAGATTGATTCTGACGGAAACAAAGTCACTCGTGTTGTAGGACAGAACTATGAGATTATCGCAGGCTCCAACTTTGTAAATGTAAAGGGAGATGTGAACCTAACCATTGATGGTAACGCAAAGACATATATCAAAGGGGATTGGAATATTCAAGTGGATGGTAATAAGAAAGAAGTTGTAAAGGGTGACGTATCAGAAGATTATGGTTCAAACGCTATAACTGCATTCCACTCTACTACGGTAACAGGATTTAGAACCAAGACTATTCTTGGACTTGAGAATGAAAACGTGGTTGGTGTTGTCGCTCATGTATATGGTGGACTCAAAACGGAAACTGTTGGTGGTAACTCTACGTTGGGTATCACTGGTAACTATGACGTTGATGCTTCAAGGATTGATCTAAACTAATGAAGGGCGAATTTGATATTACAATTGATGGTGTTGTTCATAGGTATACAAATTATAACGATATACCTATGGTATTTGATAACCTCATAAGATTTGAACCAGAGATTATTCCAGAGCCTCATACGGAAGAACAACATGAGATTATGGAATCATATAACGATAAACTAAAAGAATTAATGAAGAGGGAGACACGATAATGCCAGCAGCAACTAGAGTTGGTGACGCAGATGTTCCACACTGTTCTGGAATGGTAAGAGCAGTAGGTAGCGGTAACGTATTTGTAAACGGAATACCTTGGAGTAGACAGGGAGATGTTAATACAGGTCATCTTCTTCCGCCTGCACCATGTCCTGGCCATTCTGCTCCTATTGCATCTGGTTCTGGAACAGTGTTCGTAAATAATAAAGGAGCCGGAAGAATTGGTGACGGTATTAGTGGTTGCACTTCAGTTGCAGCTGGTTCACCTAATGTATTCGCTGGAGGATAAAAATGTATGAGTATAGATGTAAAGTAGTTCATATTGTAGACGGCGATACCGTTGATGTGGATATCGACTTGGGGTTCGGTGTATGGATGAAGAAACAAAGAATTCGTATGTACGGTATCGACACACCAGAATCACGCACAAGAGATTTAGAAGAAAAGAAGTATGGATTGGCTGCAAAGAAGTTCATCACAGATATGTTAGATGACGATGGTGGAATTGTTCTCAAAACATATAAGGATGCTGAAGGAAAGTTCGGCCGCATTCTTGGAGAACTATGGAGAACCACAGACTATGCTGATAAATCAATCAATGACTACATGATTGAGAAACGTCATGCTGTTCCATATCACGGACAATCAAAAGAAGAAATTCAAGAGCAACATATCAAGAATAGAGAGTTTCACAATCTGTAAGTTTCGTTATAAATAGATTGAGGAGATATTAAATGGCAGCAAACCCTACAGCATTTAGAGATGCAGAATCAACTAATGATTCAGATAGAAATGCTCAGATATATAAAGATATAAATCTGAACTTCTCTAAACATCCTATCACTGGCGATATTAGTAAACTTACTAATGTTGAGGCTGTCAAGCGCAGTGTTCGTAATCTTGTGAACACAAATTTCTATGAGCGTCCATTCCATCCAGAGATTGGTTCTGATGTAAGATCAATTCTTTTTGAACCAGTATCTCCATTGATTGCAGATGTTCTTAAAAGATATGTTGAAGATGTTATTAATAACTTTGAACCAAGGGCAGAACTGATTAGTGTTATTGTAAGCCCAGACATTGATAGAAACGCTTATGGAGTTACGATAGAGTTCTATCTTGTAAACTCACCTAGTGGGTTGCAGAGTGTAAACTTATTTTTAGAGAGACTAAGATAAATGGCAACAAAATTACAAGTCACTGAGTTGGACTTTGATGATATCAAAACCAACCTAAAGACATACATGAAAAATCAGACAGAGTTTTCAGATTACAACTTTGAAGGTTCTGGACTTTCCACACTTATTGATTTACTCGCATACAATACTCACTACTTGGGTATGAATGCAAACATGGCAATCAACGAAGCGTTTCTTGATACTGCAACTCTTAGGTCTTCAGTAGTCTCTCATGCAAAGACTTTAGGTTATACTCCTCGTTCTGCTCGTGCTCCAGTTGCTTACATTGATATTCTTGTCAACGATACAAATACTCTTGGTAGTGTTACTCTTCCAAAGGGAACAAAGTTCACAACACAAATTAGTGATACGACATATGGATTTATTGTCAATGAAGATATCACAACAACCAAAATAAATGACATTGTTAGATTTCAAAATGTTCCTATCTATGAGGGAACTCTTGTTACAGCAAAGTATACAGTGGATAACTCTGATTTAGAAAAAAGATTTTTGGTTACTGATGATCGTGCCGACACGACAACACTAAAAGTATCTGTTCAAAATTCTGCTGCTGACTTGACAACAACTATCTATACACTTGCAACTGATATATCACAAGTTACTGCAACATCTAATGTGTATTTCTTGCAAGAGATTGAAGATGGAAAGTTTGAAGTTTACTTTGGTGATGATGTTGTAGGAAAGAAACCAACTGATGGTAATATTATTATCTTAGAATATATCGTAACAAACAAAGGTGCAGCCAATGGTGCAAAAACATTTAGTGGTACTGCATTCAGTGGAATTACAAATTATAATATAACAACAACATCAATTGCTGGGGGTGGTGCAGAACCAGAAACTATTCAGTCAATTAAATATAATGCTCCTTTAGATTATTCATCGCAAGGTAGAGCTGTTACAACTGAAGATTACAAAGTTATTATTCCACAAGTTTTTGCAGACGCACAGGCTGTTCAAGTTTGGGGTGGAGAAGATAATGATCCACCAAGATATGGACAAGTGTTTGTTTCCATCAAAACAACTTCTGGTATTAATCTAACACAAGCTCAGAAAGATACTATTACGGTTGCTTTGGATAGATATAATATTGCATCTATTCGTCCGACCATTATTGATCCAGAAACAACATCAGTTCGTTTAACAACATCATTTAAATATAATGCAAATGCAACAACAAAAACCTCACAAGATTTAGAAACTATTGTAAGGAATACAATTACTGCTTATAATACTTCAGACTTACAAAAGTTTGACGGTGTGTTTAGATATTCAAAACTATCTCGTTTGATTGATGCGAGTGATCCATCTATTCTTTCTAATATTACATCTATTAGAATAACAAAATCTTTTACACCAACACTCAACGCAACAAATCAATACATCATTAATTTTTCTAATAGACTTTATAATCCACATAGTGGTCATAATGCTATGTTTGGCGGTATTGTATCTTCTACTGGTTTTACAATTACCTCAAATACCAATACTCTTTATTTGGATGATGATGGTGCTGGAAACATTCGTTCATATTTCTTAGAGGCTGGTACGAATAGAAGTTATGTTGACTCTGTATTCGGAACAATTAATTATGTTACTGGTACTATAACTCTACCATCTCTTATTCCTTCTGGTGTTTCTAACTCTGATGGTACAATTACTATCACGGTTCAACCTCGTTCAAACGATGTAGTTCCAGTTAGAAATCAACTATTAGCAATTGATTTGACAAATACTGTAATCACTGGTGAAAATGACACAATCGAGTCTGGTGGTTCTTCTGCTGGTACTGGTTACTCAACATCATCTTCATATTAAGGTTTACTAAATGTCTGGACATGACCCAACATTAAAAAATAAAGTATCTCCTCATATTCAGAGTCAACTGCCTGAGTTTGTTCAATCGGATCATCCTTTATTTTCTCTTTTCCTCAAATACTATTATGAGTTTCTTGAGGCTGGAGAACTGGTCGTTTCTGGTTCTAACAGTTATGTTATTGAAGAGACAATCAGTAAAAACTTTATTCTTGATGAGACAGGCGAGAATATTGTTCTTGAAGAATCTGTCGGTAAGTTTGCAGTTGGAGAAACAATCACTGGT